TCGGCCATCGACCTGGCCGGGCTGGTTGCTCAGGAGTTCGCCCTGGCGATCGCCCTGCGGATCGACGAAGACGGATTCATCGGGACCGGGGCTTCCACCTACGGCGGCATCCGCGGCATCCAGTGGAAGTTCGAGAACGAGACGCTCACCGCTGGCATCCACGACTCCAGCCAGACGGCGGTCACTGCCTTGACGATCGACGACTTCGCCAACACGATCGCCAAGTTGCCGACCTACGCTTCGCAGAGCCCGACCTGCGGCTGGTACTGCACCCCGCAGATGCACGCTCTGGCGATGCAGTCGCTGGCCCTCGGCGGCAACGGTGCCATGGCCAACGAGATCGTGGACGGCGTTCGTCGCCCCGCGTTCATGGGCTGGCCGGTGTTCTTCAACAACGTCATGCGGAAGACCGCCGCCGCTACCCAGTGCGTGGCCCTCTTCGGCGATCTGAAGCGGTCGAGCCACTTCGCCCTCCGTCGGCAGGTTGCCGTGCGGGCGAGCACCGACCGGTACATCGAGTTCGACCAGACGTACTTCCAGGCCACGGTGTCCTACGACGCGGTGACCTCGGACGTTGGCGACGCCAGCACCGCCGGTCCGGTCGTGGCCCTCATCCTCTGACCCAAGCACCATCAAGGAACCCTAAGACGTGAACCATCTCCAGAACTCTCGTTCCGTGGTCGCCCTGACGGACGCTGCGGGTCTCGCTTCGGCCAGCACGCTGACCGTGGCGGTCGATTGCCTCGGCTACGACTCGCTGTCGGTGGACGTGGGCTACCGCTCGATCGCCAACACGGCGGCTCCGAGCGTGGTCTCGCTGAAGCACAGCGACACGGACGGCAGCTACGGCACGATCGCCAGCCTGATCCAGAACACGGACTACACGCTGGCTGGCGTCGGCAACACGGCGACGGTCAACGTCAGCCGGTTCGAGGTCAGCACGAAGAGCCTCAAGCGTTACGTGCAGGTCTCGGTCACGCCGAGTTCGTCTGCGACGAGCAACGCGAGCAACAACACGGTGGTGGTGGCGGCCCGCCTGGGTCGCGGCGAGTCTGGCGTCGATTCGGCGTCGGACGCGAACGTCACCAACCGCGTGGTCCTGGGCTGAGTAGTTCGACAACTCGAAGGAGGTTGCCGTGGGCGCGGCTGCTTCACCCATCGCCGGCATCAAGCCGGCTGTGTTGAATACTGGCTCGGGGCCGGTTCGCGTGCATTGCGCGATGTCGGTTCCGAGGCTTGGCTGGCAGGACCACATGTTCTGCTGGCCGAGAGGGCTCATCCCTTACGGCGTCGCACCCGTGCGGCTGGAAGGGGCTTTTTGGGGCCAGTGCCTCGAGCGTGTCCTCACGGACATGATCGAGAACGACCCGGAGCCTGACGGCCCCCCGCTGTGGATCCTGACGCTCGACTACGATTCCATTTTCCAGCCCGATGCGCTACCTCGCCTGCTGACCTACGCTTCGGCGTCGGACTACGACGTGGTGGCTGCGGTGCAGATGAAGCGGCGGCACGATGAGCCGCTGTTCACGATGATGAGCGAGGACGGCACTCGGGCCGGGAGCATCGGCCGAGACCAGCTCATCTACCACAACATCATGCCGGTGAACACGGCTCACTTCGGGTTCACGCTCCTGCGGGCGTCGGCCCTGAAGAAGCTGCAGCACCCGTGGTTCTTCGGCAGGCCAAACGCCGATGGCCGGTGGGACGACGGCCGGATCGACGACGACATTCACTTCTGGATCGAGGCTCAGAAGGCCGGACTGAAGTTGGGCGTCTGCCCTCGGGTGGCTCTCGGTCATGCCGAGGTCTGGTTTAAGTGGCCCGACCAGAACATGCAGCCGTTGCTCCAGCATCCTGGGGATTTCTGGGATCGAGGCGGGCAACCCCCTGACAAGGTGTGGCAATGAGCAGCACGCAATACCCGACGGTCTCAGTGCGGATCACTCGACCGGTCCGCACGTACAAGACGGGTCAGGTCGTGGACGTGACCGGCGGCCTGGCGGACATGCTGGTGCGTTCTGGCTACGCCGTCCGCAACGAGCAGCCGCAGATCCGCTTCGCCGTGGCCGACGGGCCGCAGGAGGTCGAGCGAGCCGAGGCACCCTACGCCAAGGCTGGGAGGCGACGCCGTGCGGGCAAGTAGCAACTACCGGTCGCTCATCGTTGCGACCGCGAGCGGGACGGGTGACCGGCCCGTGTCGGTGGCCGAGGCCAAGGAGCATCTGCGGATCGTCGACATGACGACCGACGATGACTACATCGGCATGCTGATCGACACGGCGACCGCCTGGTGCGAGGACTACTGCGACCGCACCTTCGCCCACAAACATTACACCGTGGCGTTCGATGATTTCCCAAGCCTCCGCATCGCGCTTCCGCGCCCGCCGGTGCAGCTGGCTTCGGTTGCCACGAACGCCACGGTGACTATTTCCTACGTGGACCAAGGTGGCACCACGCAGACACTCACGTGGGCGCAGTCTGGAACGCAGCAGTTCCGCCTAGACCGCGACCACGTTCCTGCCCTTCTGTACCCGCTGTACTTGGAGAACTGGCCCAACGTGCGGCTGGACGACAAGGCCGTTCAGGTGACATACCTCGCCGGCTACGGCGGGGCAGCGAACGTGCCGACTCCGGCGAAGCACGCCATCAAGATGTTGGTCGGTCACTGGTACGCGAACCGGGAGGCCGTGGGCAGCGTGGGCCGTGAACTGGAAATGGCCGTATCGGCCCTGCTGGCCAACCTCCGCTGGAGGCAGTACGCATGAGTCTCGAGGGACGGATCGCGATCGACGTGGGCTACACGGATTCGGCGACGAGCACAGCGGTGCAGAGCGTCCAGCGGATCGCGTTGACGAGCACGGACGCCTACACGGCTGGCAAGGTGGTGGTTGTCGCTGGCACCTGCGGCACGGCCTCTGTGGCGATTGCTGTGGCCCCCAGCACGTACCGGGACGCGGACGGATCGCTCGTCACGCTCGCGACAGTGGACCGGTTCGCCTTCGCTGCCTCGGCTGCGGCCCGCTGTGCTGAGGCGTCCGGGTCGGGGGCGGCGATCAGTTCCGCGAGCCGTGTTGCGTTGTCGGATGCCCGTGGCGGCGGCACGGCGGGCTTCAACGTCTCGGCGTACTCGGGGACGGCGAGCTTTACGCTGGTGGTCGTTGGCACATGAAGACTGGCACGCTCAACCGGCTGGCGACGATCCAGACTCCGACGGAGTCGGCCAACGCCATCGGCGAGCCGATCCTTTCGTGGGCCACGTTCGCTACTCGGTGGGTGGGCATCATGCCGCTGTCGGGATCGGAGAGCGTGTCTGCCATGGCGACCGGCTCCGACGTAACCCACAAGGTGATGCTGCACTACACGCCGGGGCTCAAGGCCAAGATGCGGCTCGTCTGCGAAAGCCGCACGTTTGAGATCACTAGCGTGGTCGAGCGAGGCTACCGGGCCGAGCACGAGCTGCTGGTGGCGGAGGTGACGGACTGATGGCCTTCCAAGTCAGCGCAAGTGCGTCGGACATCCAAGACGTTCTCAAGCGTTTTGATGGGCTGCGGATTGGCGTCCAGAAGAAGTACCTAGGGGCGAGCGTCAAGAAGGTCACCAAGCCGTACATCCCCGAGGTGAAAGCCCTGGTTGCCAAGGGTCCGACGGGCAACCTGAAGCGGTCGGTTGGCGTGCTCACGGAGGCCAAGGTCCGCGGCAAGACCCAGACAGCCGTGCTCGGTTTCCGCCGTGGCGAGAAGTTCAAGAAGGGCGGGCTCGGCTACCACGCCTGGTGGATCGAGAACGGCGTGAAGGTCCGCAAGCCGAAGAACGCATCCATGCTGCGGGTGCCCATGACGATGGCCAAGAAGTACCCGTATCTCATGGGCAAGGTGGCTCTGATCGGGGCGGAAGGCGGCGGGGCTGCGTACTTCCCTGAGGTGGCTGCCGTCCCCGGCACGGGCAAGTTCGGCCAGTGGGCGGACAGGACGCTGCCGCGGATCAGGGACGAACTGATTCAGGAACTCGGCCGGGCGGTGGCGAAGGCTGAAGCCGAGAACGCCCGCCGCGATGCCAAGGGGAAGTAATGCCAGCCACGACGTTCATCGACGAATCCCTCATGCAGCTGCTGTCGGTCTCAGCCGACATCGCAGCGTCCGTGGGCTCGCGGATCTACGCCGTCCAGGCTCCGCAGGGGACGGCGATGCCTTGCCTGGTGATCGATCGCCAGGACGCCAGCCGTGGGCCGTACATGCACATGACCGGCATGACTGGGATCACTCGGACGACGTACACGG